CTCGGCGGGTGTCCCCGGTCGCTGTCCCAGAAAAAAACTCGCCAAGTTTTTGCAGGTCACAGCCTTTTCGATCTTCACCACTGTGTCACTCCCTCGTTGGCCGGGTCCGCTGGTGACTGAGGGTCACCAAGCTTGAGGTTGCACTCCCGACAAGCCGCTACTAAGTGTGACGGGTGATCGGCCGCGCAGCCCGGACAGCGGCCCTTGCCGTGAACGTGGTGCACGTGACCCCCCGCCAGGGGTGCCTCCCCAGTGCATACCCCCGGTAGCTGCAAACGGCACCGGTACCCATCACGCAGCAACACCCGGGCCCTGACCTCACGCCAGGCCCGGGTGCTGCCATGCTCCCAGCTCTTACTCACCGACTCGATCTAGATCAACGAGCAGGGTCACTCGCACCTGCAGCACGGCGCCGACCTGAGCCATGGTCTCGATCTTCGTTACGTCCTGCAGCGGCAGACCTAGCCGCTCGACGTACCGAGCAGCCTCGCTGCTCGCTGCCTCAGCCAGACCCTTGATCACTAGGCGCCTGGGCATCACTGCCACCCGACCGGATTCGGCTGCGGCGGCGGCACACACGTCTTGGACGTCGACCCGCCGCGGTGCGTCTCGCTGACCACGCCGCCCCGCTTGTGGCAGTCACGGGCGAACTTGTCTCGGCCATCGCACCCGGCCAGGGCGCTGATGAGGATGCACAGCAAGAGCACGGTCGCGCCGGCCACGATGGCGCCACCGATCGCCCGGGTCACTTGGCCGCCTTCTTGGCCGGGGTCTTCTCGACGAGCTTGACCACGATCGGCGCCTTAGCAAGCTTCATCGGGATCTTGATGCCGTGCTCGTTGAGCAGCCGTCGCGCTTCCGTTTGGTCGAGCCGGTTGCTCGGGGTGCCGTGGGCGAACGACCAATCACCGTACGTCCGCTCGGCGAGACCGAGAGCCTCGATCTGCTCCTTGAGTTCCTTCTCGCGGTTCTCCGCCTTGCGCTTGTCTCGCTGGGCCGCGTCGTAGTCGGCGAGAAGGAGCGCTATCTGGGCGTGGGTCATGCGTGGCATGTGACTGCCTTTCGTGTTTGGGGACGGACCGGCCCCCCAAAGTGGCCGGCCCGCGTTCGGATCGTACGTCACGGTTGCATCGGTGAGTAGTTGATCTGAGCAGAAATCTTACTCTGCGTGTACGCGGCGATTACTAATCGCACTCAGTAATTCACTACTTGACACGTGATCACGCATCGTGTAATTCGCGCGTATGTCGAGTGGGACCGGAAACCCCCTTTTCCACTTGATCTCCATCACTGCAGGTCAAGGGCCATCTGATCGGCCGCCGAAAACCCACTAGTGGTTTTCTGACTGGGCGAACCGTCGAGCGCGCGCAGGGCGAAACCACGGAACCCGTCCACCCCGTCGCGCTTCTTGAAGTGGACACCCGGCGCCTGCTTCAGCTTGGCGTAGAACCCGCGCTTGGTGAGCTGGGCGCCCGCGCCCACCTCGCCCCACATCCACGGCCGGAACGCCTCCCACACCTCGCTCGATTTGGTCCACGCCGCCGCCGGCTCGACCGGGTAGTCGACCGCGCCGGAGTTAAGCCACCGCAGCGCTATGTTCGACCGCTCGGCGAACTCCCGGTGAGCCTCGCCGCGCGCCTCACCGTCGGCGAAGTCGCCGCGGGCCATCAGGTCACGCAGCGCCCGCACCGCTTTGATCGCGATGCCCGACAGGCTCGCCGGCGTTGTCAGCCGCGCTTTCAGGCCGCGGTCCTTGACCGCTGGCACGTTGGGGAAGTGCACGATCTCGAATCGGCGCGTCCACCCACTCGACGAATCCGCGCTACCCGGGATGTCGTTGGCCGAGAACACCATTTTGCACCACGGCTTGAAATAGAACGGATCTTGCCCTTTCCGCTCGCCCATCACCGTGTCCTCACCGGTTATCTCCTTGATCCGCGACGTGTTCTCGATGTAGGTCGCGTCGATATCACCGCAGATGTTGGCCAGCTTGCCGAACAGCTCAGCGGTGACGAACCGGTTGTCCGCGAAGTCGTGTAGCGGCACCGACGTGCAGTTGTCCTCACCCAGCAGCTGCTTGATCACCTCAAGCAGTACGCCCTTGCCGTTGCCGCCCCCGCCAGTCAGCAAAACCGCGCGCTGCAACGGATTCCCGGACAGCATCAGGTAGCCGATGATCTCCCACACCCGCTGTACGTCGTCCGGCGCGACCGCCCACTCTAGGAAGTCGTCGAACGCCGGACAGGTGCCCGACGCCCGCCACGTCACCGGCAGCTGAACCGTCGACAGGTACAGCTCACCATGCCCGTGCCGGTCGATCACGTGGGACGAATTCCACTCGATCATCCCGTTACTGACATTGATGTATTTCTCTATGGGCGCGATTTCCAGCCGCGGCAATTCAGCCCGCAGAACGTCACGGATCGTCTGCGCGTGCGACGGCCGGTAATCGTCGCCGAGCACCCGCACAATGCGAGCGTGGAGCAGTTCATCGTTCGATCGCCACACCCCGTTCATGTAGCACCAGAACGTTCGGTCGATCCCGTACCGGACGGGCCCGAGGTCGCGCACGGCGTTGGCCGCCGCGTACGCCTTGAGCCCGTCGCGGCCGTGGAAGTAGCGGGGGTCTGCCATTAGAGGTCGTGCGCTCCCTCAGCGTGCGCAGCGGGGTCCGGGCACCGGCCGTTGGCACACGGATGCGCCGGACTGTCGGCAAGGTCGTCCCCGGTGACCCGATAATCGGCATTCTGTTGTCTCGCCCAGCGCGCGCCATCGGCAGGAGTCAAGCCCACCTCGTTGGGCACACCATAATGACTCTTCTGTTGCAAGCTCTGCGCTACGTGATCGCGGAACGCCTGATCGTAACGTTCCACCAGCCCCTGCCAGTGCTCCTTGATCCGGGCCATCACGTAGTCGCCGACCTCTTCCACGAAACGCTCACCCGCCGCGTTGATCCGGCCCCGGCCATCGTCCGGGTACGGCGTGTCTGCGTAGACGATCTCTATGTACGCATCGAGGGCGCGGGCCGCCTTGCGCCGCTCCTGCGCTTGGTAGGCCTCGCGGCGCGCGTCACGCTCCGGGTCGGCGATCGAGCGCAGCCGGGCCAGCTCGGTGTACGCCTCGGCGCCGGCCGCGGCCTCGTTCACCGCCCGGGTGACGGGCCAGTCGGCCACCTCGACGCCCTCGGGCGGCGGGAAGATCAGCGGCGCGTCTTCGTCGTGCCATCCCGGCCGGTAGCCGGCCGCCTGGTCCAGCCGTTCTTCGCGCTCCTGGCGCTGCCTCGCGGCCTCCGCCACCTCGCGGTCGTCGTTCGCGTTATCCACGGCCGACCACCTTCCGGGCCGCGGCCAGCTCCCGCACCTGCTCGGTGCGCAGCCAGATCCGCGTCGACTCCCGCGTCCCGCAGTGCGGCACGAACGCGGTCAACACCTCGGCCTTGACGTACCGGCCCACCTGCTGGACGCTCACGCCCAGCTTCTCCGCCGCCCATGCGTACGTGCACAGGTCCGGCAACCTCTGGATCTTCATGCCGCAAAGTGTGCACGCATGCCGCTCAAACGTCAAGTCCGTTCAAGGGTTGACATGAAGGTGCGTCGACGCGCATGCTCTCTCCCATGCCAGACACCCAGACCGTACAGCCGGTCACCGCCGAACCCATCAGCCTTCAGGGCGCGATCCGCACCCACGCAGTCGCCACGTTGCACAGCGTTGCGCAGAGTTTCGCCGACGCTCCCACCGAGCCCATGCCGACCGATGTCGAAATGAGCCGCTACGACCTGACGATCGCGCAGTTCACGGCGTTCGTCGACACCCACGCCGCCAAGGTCCGCTTCGGTACCGTGACGTGGTGGGCCGAGATCCCGCTCGCCACCTACGACACCCACGGGGTCAACGTTCGGATGATCGTGCACCTGCACCGCGACGCCCGGACCGATGTGCACCGCCGGGCGCTAGAGACCCACAACAGCGAGTGCGTGATCGACTGATGGGCAAGAACCCGCGCGAGCCCAAGGCAGTCAAGGCGCTGATCGCCAAGCACACCAAGCCGAAGCCCCCCAAGCCGATCCCGGCCGCCACCCTGTGGGACCGGATCCGGCGGCGCCGGCCGAAGTAGCGGGCCCGGGGCGGCACGCGCCCCCCATGACCGTGCCGCTCAGGGACAGCGAGAACCCCCCGGGTCTTCCCTCCGGGGGGTTCTTGTCGTGCACATCGCCAGACGCCTACAGGGTAGCGCTGCCCCCGGCCGCCGGCTGAACGAGCGCCTTCACCTCGTCGAGCTCGTCTTGCAGCTTGACGAACTTCTCGTTCATCGTGCGGATCGCCCCGAAGATCCGGTAGTCGTTCTTGCCAGTCGCCGGGTCCTGCTCGGTGTGCGCGGCGATCCGCTGCTCGACCGCCGCAGCGATCTTGTCGATGTCGGTGTCGCTGAGTTCCATGAGGTCCTCCAAGTGCCAGGATGCCGTACTGGCTTCCTTGGCGGTGTCGTAGGAAGCGCTGAAGTGCGCGTGTTCGGTGTGCGCCGACGACCCGGTGTAGGGACGCTCCTTCCACCCGTTGTCGGCTTCCCAGATGCGCCGGTTGTAGATGATGTAGCGCAGCCGGGTTTCCTTGCCCGAGCGGCACCGGGCGAGCAGGTGCTGCACGACGTCCTCCATCGACAGCCCCGGCTCCCGGAGATCACTGTCGACGTCGATGGCGTGGACCTCGTTGGTGTGGTCGGCGTCGTGGATCGGCACCGAGCCCGTCTCGTCCGGGTTGTGGTCAGACACCTCATGCTGATGGGCGGTGTCACCGATCGAGCCGTCCGACGCGTGATCACGGTTCGGGGCAATCAGGGTGAACTCGGCCATCAGCTTCTTGAGGCACGCCACCAGAATCCAATCGCTCATGCCGCCGGCCCTTTCCCCTCGAGCTGCGCGCGCAGCCGGGCGTTTTCCTCTTGCAGCGCGGTCAGCCGGCCGTTGGTGTTGTCCTCGGCCGCCGACGACGACCGGGCCGCCGCGACCGACGCGACGGCCGAGGTGCCGAGCAGCGGGTAGACGAGCAGCTGCCCGATCGTCTGAATCCACTGCCGGAACTCCGTCGTGTCGACACCGTTGACGGTGAGGATCACGTACGCGGCGATGATCACGGCCGCGAGGAACCCGCACAGCGTGATGACGGCGATCGTGATCGAGGTCGGTGCTTTCCGTAGCCAATCCATGAACATGAATCCTCCGCACCACCCGTTGGGTGATCATCCTACTGCCGGGGTGTGACAATTTCTCGGGCCCCGGCCGGCCCTGGGCGCCACCGGGGCCGGCCGGGAGATCAGCTCAGCACCGGGGTGGTGGACGGCCACGACGCGGCCAGGCCCGCCCGCTTGATGGCCAACCAGCGCGGGTTCCCCGCCGTGGTTCCCTTATGCACCGCGGTATTCGTGCTGTTGACCGACGCGGTTAGACACAGCTGCGTCGTCACGTCCGCCGCTCCGATCATGAACACGTGCCGGAACGACAGCGCCAACTCGAGGTTGGTCGAGGCGCCGTTGTTGTGCCGGCCGAGGTAGCAGACGAGCGCCCCGGCCGTGGTCGTGCCCTTCTGCAGCGACCAGGAGCTGAAGGCCGCCGTGGACACCGAGTAGGTGATGCCGCCACCCACCCACACCTCATACGCGCGTCCCGCCTTGTAGGTGTAGGAGGGCAGCGTCAGCGACACCGACGCCGTGGACGACAGCGACCCGCTATCGGTGGCCAACCCGATCTGGACTACCGGGTCCGGGCTGATGTCCTCGAGGTCGGCCGCGGCGAGCAGGTCACCGGCAAAGAAGCGGGTCATGAGACCTCCATCGTGAGCCTGATGGCGTTGCGCACGACCACCGCGTCGCCGGCCGCGTGGTCCTTAGACACCCCGTTGACCGCCCTCGTGCACCCGGTCACCGTCTGCGTCCACGGTCCGGAACCGGTCACCGCGCCAACCGTCCCGAGAGTGATGTCCTCGCCGCCGATCGTCACCGGCACCGCGTTGTTGCCCGGCCGCCACCGCTCGTCCGGGTTGGTCATCTTGAGCACGAGCGTCGTGTCGCCGGCCGCGATCGCCGCGTTCAGCGTCGTCGACACCGCGGCGAGCCGGCCGCCGCCGTCGAGAGTCAGCGCCGTGTAGACGTCATCAGGTGCGCACGTGAACGCGACGGTGCGGGTGTGGGTGCCGATCGTCTCCGTCCACCCGAGCACGTGCAGCCGGATCAGGTACTCCCGATAGTTCGCGATGGTGATCACTTCGCCGACCCCGACCGCCTCGACCGCCGGAATCAGCGCCGGGGCGGCCACCAGATCGACGACGACGGTTGGGAACCGCGGCCGGGGGTTGGTGCCCTTGGCGAGCCACCACGATGCCACGTTGGGCAGCTGGGAGTCCTCGTCGGCCACGTTGACGTCGACCGTCTGCCGATACTCGCCGATGCCGGCCGGCGGCGGCGGGGTGCCCATCACCGAGGTGTCGTCGCGGACGGTGTAGTCGCCCCCGTCACGCTGCGACGCGGTGACGATGTTGTGCGGGTCCAAGTCGTCGAGGACCTCGCGCGGCGGCTTCGACAGGTGGGTGTTGTTGGCCGCGTTCAACGCGAGAGCGACCGGCTGATTCATGCGGTCGTTACCGGTGAGCATGAGCAGCCGGGCCTCGAGCGGATAGTCGAAGATCAACGCGTCGTCGGTGGCGGCGATCTCCTGCAGATGCTCGCTGAACGTGGCCACACCCTGCGGCCCCATCAGCGCCGACGTCGTGGACGACACGTAATAGGGCACGTTGCGCTGATCGCACAGCCGGCCGAACCGCACCGTCGCCTGTTCCCGGACGTAGCCGGCCCACGCCCACCGCCGGTTCGGGCTGAACAGGTCCTGGGTTGCGGTCAGGCTCGAGCCGTAGAACCCGATCACGTGCCCGAACGTCGACCCCGACGGCACCCCCGAGAAGCGGGACAGGTCCCACCAGCGCAGCGACGCGGGCACCCCGGAGAACGACGCCGAGGCAAACCCGCCGGCGGTGTCGTCGTCGTTGCGATAGTTGACGAACAGCGTCGTCACGCCGGTGCCCGAGTTGTACTGGGCGTCGATGGAGAACAGCGTCCACTTGGAGAAGTCGTAGCCGAACGTCGATATGTGGGCGTCGATGACCGACACCCCGTTACGCGACGCGACCAGCCACAAGGTGCCGTTCGGGTTCAGATACAGGCCGTATCCGGTGCGGTCGGTGGTCTCCCAGTCGAACACGTCCTGGTCGCCGGTCACCAGCGCCCCGTAGCGGGCCACCCACGACAGCTGCCACCCGGCCGTCGAGGTAGCGGTGCCGTTCGGGATGAAGTAGCCGCCCACCTCGCCGTTCTCGCCCAAGTCGATCAGCGGGCCGGAGCCCGGCGGACGCTGCTGGGAGTCCGGCGAGAAGTCCTGGTCGAAGTTGCCCGGGTTGGTGCCGGGCGTGGATGAGATCATCCCGGAGGTACCGCGGGCCTGCTCCCCCGACCAGTAGCCGACCGACTGGGCGGCGATCTTCTCGTTGTACTGCCGAAACGGGGAGTAGAGCGGCTCCGACCACTGGCCGATGCGCTGCAGCAGCCCGGCCGCGCTCACGTCCACCCAGGCCTTGCCCCGCAACGGCGTCCGGCGGAAATCGTCGGTCTGATCGGGCGCGAAGCTGGCCTCACCGACCCCGCGCACGGTGCCGTTCACCTTCACCCGGCACGGGGTGTTGCGGCCCACCAGCCCGTAGAGCGGCGACAGCGGATTCGACGGCCGGTACCGGTCGTCGTCGTTGGCGAGCGCGAACGTGATCCGGCACGGCCGCGGGGCCGCCCCTTCCTCGCCGCCGCCCTGCACGATGGTGATCGGGGTGTCCTCGTAGACGTCGCTGAGGGCGGCGACGTCGTTCCACACCCCGTTGTAGAACAGCTCCACCGCGACGTTCTGCTTGGCCCGATCAGGCATTACGACCGCCCAGGACAAGCTGTACGTTGCCACCACGACGGCGCACAGCACGCGAAAGGACCTCGACCAGCACGTCGTCAAGCTCCGACCCCCCCGACTTGATCTCGATAATGGCGCCGCCGCCGGCACCGGATACCGAGGTCACCGTCTCACCGGCCTGCAACATGGCGAGCACGTTACTGCCCGGGGTACCCGGCACCTGTCCACCTTCATGGAAATGCGGGATATAGGGCACGCCGAACGAGTTGCCGCCGATGCCGGGCACCCACCCGGGCACGGTGAAGTGCAGACCGCCGATGGTGTTGTTCCACGCGTCGGCGATGTAGTTGAACGCCCACCGGAACGGCGCCGTGATCGCCGACCCCACCTTGGAGAACGCCGTCGCGAGCCACCCGGGGATCTTCTTCAGGAAGTCCCACGTCGCCGACGCCGCCGTCCTGATCGACGCCCACGCGACCCGCCAGATGTTCTGGAACCAGTGCGTCTTGGTCGCGATCACGATAATGATCGCAACCAGGGCACCGATGGCGATGATGATCCACGTCGTCGGGCTCGCGGCCTGGGCGGCGTTCCAGAGCCATTGGGCTGCGGTCACCAGCCCGGTCACCCCGACCAGCCCGGACAGCAGCGGCGTGTAGGTCTGCAGCTGCTGTGACCACTTGTCCACCGCCGGCGGGTGAGCCTCGCGCTGCGCGTCGTTGAGATCGAGCTGCGCGCCCTTGGCGTCGATCAGCGCCTGGTTACCGTCGCGCTGGGCCTGGGCCGCGTCCTCGGTGGCCTGCTTGGCATCCTGGTGGGCCTGATTGAGGTCGATGAGGTCCTGGCGGGCCTCGATCGAATTCTTGCCGTGCTCCTTGACGTCCTCGTTGTACTGCTTCAGCGCCGCCGCCGCGTCGAGGTCCGCCTGCTGCTTGTCGATCTGGGCCTGGCCGGCGTCGAGGGTGGCCTGCTTGCTGTCGCGGATGGCCTGGTTGTAGTCCTCTTGCGCCTGCTGGACGTCGAGCAGGGCCCGCTTCTGCTTCTGCGACTGCTCGTATGCCGCGCCCTGAATCTGCGAGAAATCGTCGAGCAGCCCCGACGCCTGGTCGATGGCGTCGCCGGCCCCGGACACGGCGTTGCCCAGCTTGGAGAACCGGTCGAGCAGCCCCGCTGAGCTCTTGGTGTTCTTCTCGAACTGGTCGGCGGTGCCCTTGGACGCCTTGTCCACGTCGTCGAGCGCGCTCGAGGTCTGCTTGGCCGCCTTATCCAGCTTGGAGGCGTCACCGGCGAACTCAAGCAGCACCTTGTTGCCAGCCACCTACGTCACCTCCAACCCGGCACCCTCGGCAACCTGCACGATCCCATCCTTCAAGATCTTTCCGATCTTGTCGGACTGCTTGGCCAGCGTCGGGTAGAGGTAGCGTCCACCCTTGATGAACTCACGCTTGGTTGGCCGGCCCTTGATCCGGCCCTGGCCGCCGAAGTCGAGCCACGGATAGTAGGGCGCTCGAGAGCCGCCGACCGCGACCCGGGCCGACGTGCGCGTGGACTGAGCCTTGAGCGAGCCGCGGGCCCGGCCGGACACCGCCGGGATCTCCGGGCGGGTTCTCTCGATCAGTAGGTCCGCGGCGGCGTTGCCGACTAGCCGCAGCCCCTTGGCCGCCTCCGAGTCGATCCGGCGCACCGCGCGCGAGATCGCGTTGAGCCCCTCTACGCGGATCTTCTCGTCCACCGGTCACCCCCTCGCCCTCAGCGCTGCCAGTTCTCGTTGCTGGGCCTTACGCCCGTAGTAGATAGCCCATGCCGCCCACTCCTGCGCCGACACCCGCCGCCGGAGCTCCGCGACCGTGCACCCGAGCTTCTCGGCTAGGAAGAAGTCGAAGTGGAAGTCAGGCTCAGTCTCAAACCTCAGCCACAGCGCTTTTGTCGGCTCCCTCGCCCAGCCCGGACAGCTCACGGATCTTCATACTGATCAGGTGTCCGTCACCGGCCGGGAGCGCTCGGAGGACCTGCTCTGCCTGGGTGATCGACAGGACCGGACGCACCGAGCAGGACTGCAGGTTGCGGGCCTCGACGACCGCGGGGTCCTCGGTGCCCTTGCCATTGAAGAACAGCTGCGCGCGGGTCAGGCCGCGGAGCCGGATCGTGGCCCCGTTCGACAGCTTGAGGTCAGCCTCCGGAGCCTCGACGGCGCACAGATCATCAGCGGTGGCGTAGACGGATACGTCGGTCATGGGTGGCGCCCCTTGTGAGTCGGTTACTGGTTGGCGGAGTTGACGTCATCGGAGAACTGCAGGTCCACCGACCAGGTGATCATGTCGGCGACCGGGTGCGTCTGCGTGTACTTCTTGATCACGCAGTTGACCGCATCCTGCGGCAGGCCGGCGCCGGACCCTTCCGGGCGGTGCACGAACGCCACGTCTGAGACCCCGAGCAGCGGCTTGATCACCGCTCGGGGGCCGGCCGACTGGGAGCTGTCGTAGAAGCCCGAGACGGTGGCCGACCCGTTGAGCAGGCCCGCGCTGAACACGTGGCTGTTCTTGCCGTAGGTGGTGGTGTCGTGGTTGTCCGGCTCGAAGTCAAGCTGGCTGTTGTTGCTGTACGAGGTGAGATCGACCCCGCCCAGCAGGACGACCGTGTTCTTGCCGTGGATCTTAGGCACTGTCGTGTCCCCCTAGGCGCTCGTGCCGACCAGCACCACGTCGTACGTGACGGAGGTGCCGGAGCCGCTGTTGTCGAAGTTGAGCAGGTCACCGGTGGCCGGGGTGACCGTGACACCCGTGTTGGGCGCCACCCACAGGAACACGCCGCCCGGCAGGATGTCGATGCCGTCGGACGCGGCCAGGAACAGCGGCACCCCGTTGGTCGCCGGCCGGTTGACCCGGACGTTGTTGGTGTTGCCCGTGGCCGCCCGGACGAGTAGCGCCTTGAGCTTGACGATCGTCAGCGTGGCGCCGAACGGGTCGGTGAGCACCCCGGCGAGATCGAGCGCGTCGGTGCCCGACGCGGCCACCGTCCGGGTCGCCGCGTACACCTTGTCGGCCTGGGCGTTGCCCGTGCCGGTCGCCAGGGCGATTCGCTTGGTGGCCTTCACCGGCGCCGACGCGAGGTTTCCGGCATCCGCCGGAAGGGCCGCGGTCAGGGTGGCCAGGAGATTGACGTCTATCTGGGTGGCAAGTGGCATGATCAGGCTCCCGCCAGGTCGCAGTGGAAGAGGGCGGCGAGGTAGACGTCGGGCGCGCCGGCGACCGTCACCGTGTCGTATTCGATCCGGGAGATGCTCAGGTCGGAGAACGTCGACCAGCGCCGGGAGTCGACGGCCTCAGACACGGCCCCGGTCAGCCGCATGATCTCGAGCAGGCTATTGCGGTCGGTCGCCCGGCCGACCACCACCGTGACCATCAGCTCATTGAGCATGATCGACCCGCCGGTCATCCGCTCGATCGACTCCGGCAGCGACAGGTAGGCGCCAGGCGGGTTCGGGACCGCACCCCACTTACCAACCCGCAGCCCCGGCACGTCACCCAGCGCCGCCTCGATCTCCGCATAGATACCGGCCAGAGTCTCCGGCGCCAGGCCCCTCACCACGGCCTCTTTCGCCGCGACAGCCCGGATAGCGTGGTCGCCACGTCCGGGTCGAGCTTGGCCAGCAGCCGCACCTCGGAACCCTGGTCCGGCGATCCCGCTACCCCCGCCGGGGCGCCCTTGCGGAAGTTCCAGCGCGCGCACTGCAGCCGGACCGCGGCCGGCACCTGCGGTGGCACCGACGACCACCCGGGAAGACCCGTGATCGAGTTGGTGACCGGCGAGCCGGCCGTCGGGCAGCCGGGTTCGGAGGTGAACCCGACCGCGGTATAGGGCACGCCGTCGGCCGGCGCGTTGTCCGGCAGTAGCACCGCGCCCGACGACGCGTACGCCACCGAGTTGACCATCAGCCCGGTCGTGTCCTGAACGTCGTCGATCTCGAGCACCCACAGGCCCAGGTCCGGCCGGTAGACGGCCGGGGCCCGGTAGGTGCGGGTGACGGTGGACGTGGCCTTGCCGAACTGGCGCTTGCACCGGTCGTCGACCGCCCGCGACGCGGCGGTGACCCACAGGGCCAGTTCTACGTCATCCTGCGTATCCGAGTCGGGAATGCCAAGATAGTGCTTGATGTCCGACAGCGTGATGTAGTCAGGCTTCCACCCCATGGGTCACCCCCTCTCGTAAGTGCGGCCGGCCGGATTACCCCCCACCCGATCAGGTGGTGGTGTCGTAGGTCACCTGCAGAACGCCGTTGATGTCGGTGTTGGCGAACGCCTTGTAACCCCAGATACCCATGCCGACCCAGGCCACCGGCGCGTACGAGCCGTCGGACGGCTTGCGGCCGGGGAAGTCGAGTCGCTGCGGCTGGGTGGCCCAGGCGTAGACCGTGGACGGGTCGAACAGCCAGCTGTTGTTCAGCGACCCGACGGTCGCGGTCAGCGCCCACGACGGGATGCCGGTCACGCCGCCGAGGTCCAGGGAGGTGAACCGCGGCCGGGCACCGCCGTTGGCGTTGGTCGCCCCGATCATCGGGTACAGCCACCGGCCGGTCGTGTCGAGCGCCCCGGCGAACGCCTTGTAGAGGTTCTGCTCCATCACCATCGCGGTGAAGTCATAGCCGCGCATGAACGGCAGACCCGCGAGCGCCGACGTCCAGTTCGCGGCCAGCTGCGCGGAGGTGGGCGGCGAACCGGCGGTGGCGCCGGTGTTGAGGCTGATGTCCGTCGCGGCGGTCAGCGTGTTGAGGAACGCCGCCGCCGAGGTCTCGAGGGACTCGAACCAGGCCTGCAGCATCTTGTTGAACACCAGCGTCTGAGCGGCCGGGTTGCCGCCCATGTCGATGGTCTCCCGAGTCAGGTTGACCTCACCCGAGTTGGGCGACGGGGTGACCGTCTGCGTGGTCGTGGTGAAGCTGCCCTGGGCCGGTTCGGTGCCCTCGGTGTGCGCCGACACCAGCGTCGCCGAGGTGGAGAACTTCGGGAAGGTGAAGGGCTGGATACCGTTCGGCGGGGCACCCCGGTTGATCAGCGCCATGATCGGATACCGGTAGTCCGGCACATCGACGTACAGGTCCGGCCGCTGGATATTCGGGTTCAGGCCGCTGATGTCGGTCGAGGCGACACCGGCGAACGTCTGCGCGGTGGCGAAGCCGAGGGCAGCGAAGACGCGCTTGCCGAACTCCGAATGCCCCTCGGTATCGCCGAGGTGCATCATCGACCGCAGATCCTCACCGAACGAGTGGCCGGCCTGGTCGCGGACCTGCCAGTCGTAGCGGCGACCCAGCGGCGAGTCGACCGGGGTGCGCGAGAACGCGTACGGCAGCGGCTCCCGGACCGCGGTCAGCGCGGTGGGTCGGCTGGTCGGGTCCACCGTCGGCCGGTGCTGGCCGAACGCGTCGAGCTGCGTCGTGGCGAATCGCTGCATGGCCTCGAGCTGCTCGCGGGAGAACGCGGCCGAGGTGCCGGGGCCGGGCGAGTCCGGGTTGTTCCACTTCTCCGGCTTCGGGTCGGTGTCCGGCTTGGAGTCGCCGGCCGGTTCGGTGGGCGGGTTGGCCGGGGGCTTGCTGTCGGTCCGGCGCGCGTTGAACTGGGCGACCGCCTCCCGGCACGACGTGCTGTCGTCGTGCTGGTGGCCGCAAATCGTGCAGATCACGTCCGTTGCTCCTGTCTTGGATGCGGCCACGCTGGTCACGCGCGCAGCGTCGAATACGGGGATTGCCGTCGTGGAGATCTCCCGCGCGGTGGCGGGGTGATCCTTCGAGAAGGTGACCGTGCCGTCGTCGCCCATCAGCGCGTTGTCGGCCGCGTCCCAGTCGATGCCGACGGAGAGGCCGTCGTGCACGCCGTGCTTGGCCGACTCGAGCAGCTTGTCACCCTCAGGGCCGGGCAGCACCGACATGGCCACGTGCAGGCCATCCGAGCGGGCATCCCACTCGGTGACCCGGCCGATTGGGGTCACGTGGTCGATGAAGTGCTTCACGTTCCCGGACGCCGGCTGGACGATCGAGCCGGGCCCGTCGAACCGGTACTTGACTCCCCATTTCGTGCCGTCCACGCCGAACGGCACTGCGACACCGCGAATGGTGCGCGTCTCGGTGTCGACGGAGAACTGGGCCTTGCTCGCCGCGGTGAAGTGGGCCTGGCCGGCGAACGTGGCCGCCGCCCGGGTGCTGGCCGTCGCCGCCGACGGCCCGGGGGCATCCGTCGCCGCGGCCGGCGCCGGAGCGGCCGGGGCCGGGCCCGACAGGTTGAACCACGGGCGCGCCTCATCGGTGGTCATGATCCCTGCTCCTGTGAGGGCTACGGCCACCGTCGACAGGGTGGCGATATCGGCCTTGAGATAGTCGGTCAGATCGAACCGGACACTGTAGCCGCGCCGGGTCACGTCACCCATCGACAGCCGGTCGGTGATCGCCGACATGTACGGCGCGTACGTCTCGTTGACCTTGCTCATGCGCTTGTCCTGCGCGTTGAAGTAGGTCCGCGACGTCGTGGACAGCCCGAGGTCCTCCGGCTCGATCCCCGCCTCGTTGGCGATCTCGAGGGTGACCTGCTTCTGCAGTTCGACCAGCTGCAGATCGGCGGCCGACACCGGGTCGCCCGGGTGGTACTTCAGCTGCGAGGGGATCTTGCCTGTGGACGTCTTGCGCCGGCTGTCCGCCCACTCGGCGAGGAACTGCTCCACCTGCTCGTCGGTGAGCTCGTCCTCGCCGTCCCAATCCGGGTTGTCTTCGAAGTAGTCGGCCGGCCGCGGGTTGCTGGCGTAGGTCGCGGCGAGCCGGTCGAGCAGCAACGCGCGCCGGATCACCCGGGCGCCCGCGGTCAGGAACCCCGGGTTCGGGGAGTCGAACCGGATCACCCGGGAGACGTCGACCGGCTCCCCGTCGATCCACACATACCGGCCCGGCCGGGTCGTCGGGTCGATCCCGGACGGAAGCGGGGCCGGCTTGCCGCCGGGCGGCTGGGTGAGGCTCACCGAGGTGAGCGGCACATGGTGGGCGGCCAGTGGGTAGCCGTTGAAGTCCTGCAGATCAACCAGCCACCACGACACCCCGTCGAAGAACAGGTCCTCGAGCGTCTCGGCGAGGGTGACGACGTTGGCCACGTTCGGGTTGATTTGCCGCAACAGCGGGTGCACGGTCAGATCGACGGTCAGGCCGCGATAGGTGTAGATCGGCAGGGTCGCGATCGAGCAGATCTGATTACGGGCCCGGGTCACCGCGGCCACCGTCAGCGCCACCTTGCGCGCCACCGGCCCCACCATGTCCGACGCCGCGTTGTACGCGGTCAGATACGCATCGACCGGCTGATAGGCAGGGGCGGCGAAGTAGGCGCGCGGCGTGGCCGCCATGCCGGCCGGGAGCGGGCGGGGCAGGGACACGACGTCACGTACTCTGTCCCACGCTGCCGCCCATCGACCCATGATCGGCAGTATAGGGCCTGATCACGGCGCGGTGTGGAACCCGGTTCCACGACGCGGCCGGGGCATGGTCCGGGCGAGGTGGACGGCGCCGGCCACCGCGTACACCGCATCGACGTTCCCGGCGCCCTGCTTGAACACCCACGCTGACCCCTGCCAGAGCTTCTCGGCCCGCTCCACCTGCTTGTCGAGCATCTCCTGCCCCGAGTGGGCCAGCTGTCCGGCGTCGACCTCCTTGGCCAGTCCCATGCACACCGCGGTGACCTCGCCGCGGATCTCCGTCACGACCACACCGCGCGGCGGCCACCCCCGCGCGCCCTTACTACGCCGGTCCGCCAGCCGGGCGGCCACCGCGGCGCCGGGGCCGGACGGGAACCAGCCGACCGCTCGGGGCCGGACCCGGGCCACCCAGCCGGGGAGATCGACCTCGAGCTGGGCCGCCGACCGCGGCCCCCGCCACTCGGCGATCGTCTCGACCCGGACCCGGCCATCGTCGAGCGTGGCCGCCGCGGCGAGGGTGGCGTGATCGGCGTCCGGGTTGAGGTGCAGGCACAGCGCCACCCTCGAGCGGACGTCGAGCAGGTCCCCCGGGTCCTTGCAGGCCTCCCAGGCGCGCGGGTTCAGCGCCGGGTTGAGCGTGTTGACCCGGACGCACATGTTCTCGGTCAGGAAGCCGGTCAGGGCCTGGCCGCCGAGGCGCTTGGCCCGCCGCCCTGACTTGATCAGCGTCTCCAAGTCGAGCCCGTATCCGACTCGCGGGTTGGCCTGCAGCAGGGCCTCGACGTCCTCCGGGTCGGCATCGTCGGGCGCCGACCACTCGAGCAGGCCCAGCCGGTCGTCGCCGACTCCGGTCGTGATGAAGTCGCGCGCCGAATCTTGCAGGTCATTGAGCACCACGGACCGGGCGTCGCCGGCATTGGACATGCACCAGATCTGCGCATCGGCCGGGGAGCACGCCGGTTCGAACGCGTGCCACGCCTCGTAGGTGCGGTGCATCCGCAGCTCGTCGCAGATGCCCCGGTTGATCGTCAGCGACCGGCCGCCCTCGGCGTTGGCCGGGGCGATCAGGTAGCGGCACTCGTCGCCGTCGTCGTTGGGCAGCGTCCAGGACTCCACCTGGTCGTTCGCGGTGCGGTACCACTTGCGGCCCGGCTCGT